CTTGCTGTATGAATAACCGCCAAAACTTTCGCTTGTAAATGGGCTGTTGGCGGCACTGTCTGCGCCGCCGTTCTTTTCAACCCATGTTTTAATGTCGTTGGAGATATTAACAACCTCTTTTGGAATCGCTAAACCCCACACGGCGCCATCAAAGGTTTCGTTTCTTAAACCCTCGATATTATCGCTGTACAGGTAAACGCCATCATTAAGCACTGAACCGACAATGCGGATATACTGCCCCTCGGTAAACGTATAAGGGGTAATTAAACGCCCGTCTGTAATCGTGAACGTGCCATTATACCTTTTTACATCAAACCAATTTCGCAAATATCCGCATATCTCGGTTAACATACTTATTTCTCCTTTTTGCTACCCTTTTTTGTTGCCTGTGGTTTAACAGGCACCGCAACTACAACTGACATTGTTATGCCTCCTTTTCACATACAAGGCCGCTTAAATCGTAATACTGAACGTTCATGTGGCCCGCGTTATCTGTCTGCACAACTTTAAATTTCTGTACTGTTGGGTCTGCGATCTTTGCAATACCGTTCATGTCGGCATCGCCGTGAATGTCAACAAGGCCTGTGCCCATGCTCGGCTCGAGGCCAACAAGGGTCTTTGTTGTATTGCTATCCTCACCGCTGATCTTAAATGCAAAGAAATTGCCTGCGCCCCAATAATCAACGATCTCGCCTGCCTCGTTGTAATATTTAAGGGTACCTGTAACCTTGCCGTTTGCTACTGTTACGTTGTCCTGTAACTTATTTACTGTTGCGCCGTAAATGGTTGTCCCTGCACTCTCTGCGCCAAGAGTGAGGTCCTTTAAAAAGAGTCGTCAACGGTAACAACTGCGATACCGTCAAGGTACTCTGCCCATAATGTCATGCCCATGAGTGCGAAAACCTCACCAACTGCGTGTGAGTAATCGCCGTTTGCATGGAAACCAATAAGGTTTGTTTCGCCGTCTACTGTGTAGTTAAGGCCAAGTTTAGCAAACTCGCTGTCGCTCGGGTCTACATAGTAAAGATCAATGTTTTCTACAGGAACGGCAATAACCTTGCCTCGTGGAATGTCGGGCGCTGAAAGTAAAAAGATTGTACCGTATCCCATAAAATCCTTAATGTAATTAAGGCCAAATGCGGTCTGTACGGTAATGTTTGCGGCTCCGATATACTCGTAAACATCGAGAATATTAACGAAACCAACAACCTCTGTTACGGTCTTGCGCATCTTCTGAAACTTATCAAGAACGTTTGCCTTTGCCATTGCAAGGGCCATCTGAAATGTGCTGTATGCGCTTGTAAGGGTTCCTGTTTTAAGGAATGTGAAAAACTTTGTAAGAACCTTTAACTGCAGTTCATTAAGAAATGCATCATCGGTCTTTTCGATTGCAATATCTGCGCCGTACTTGTTAACGGCCTCGATCGAAACTGCCTTTGCATACTTCTCGATTGTAACATCGCCGTATGCTACCTCCTCAACTGCTGTCTGTGAGTATGGGATTTCGTTACCCTCGGCAACTTCTCCGTCCTGCAGTGTGCAGGTTGCTGTATATGCAACGAGTTTTGTGCCTGCCTGCTTTTTTATAGGCCTTGTAATGCCCATGATCTCTCGTAATGCGTCCCAATTACGCGCAAAACGTGTTACAAAATCCTGCTCGCGGATTGTAACATCAATGTTTTCAACCTTTGTTAATCTGTCCTTTGCCATGATTAATCGTTACCTCCTTGCTCTAAATACTCGCGCCATGCCTCTTTTCGGGCCGCCGCGTCCTTGATTTTTACGATCTCGTCCTTTGTCAAGGTCTGCCCGCCGCCGTTTGCAGGCGGATTATCAACGCCCGCGCCCTGCTTTTTGTCTGTTGGTATGTGGTCGCTCCACTCCTCTTTAATTGACTTTAAAAGCGTTTTTGCGTCTTTTATTTTGCCGTCGTCGTCAAGTTCTAACGCGTCAATATCGCTGTACTTAATGACTTTTGCATAGTGACGCTCGGGCACTCCTGCGTCTTTTAAAACCTCTTTGAACGCATTTTCTTTTGCGTCCCTTACGGCCTTGTTTTCAACGTCCTTTTTGTACGCCTCAAATTCGGCCTTTAACGTGTCGTAATCCTTGTCGCTGTGTTTCGCTACCTCTGCCTTTAAATCGTCTAACTCCTTGCGGGTTTTGGCAAGTTCCTCGGCATCGGCTTTAAACTTTTCGTAATCATCCATCTTGTCTTTAAGGCCGTTTACTGTTTCAGTATGGGCCTGTATGATCTCGTCGATTACATCGGCCTCAATTCCTTTAGAGGCTAAAAATTTACGTGTTAGCATTTTATTCGCTCCTTTTCCTCGTGTGTGTTACTTTACACTTCGCAAATAACAATGGGTTTACACCCTAATTTCAGTATACACAAATGCGCAAAAAAATCAAGCATTTGTTAAATCAAAATTTAACTTTCCAAAACGCGTTTAATATGTTCTTTTATCTGCTGTTCGTTGCGCTCCATCGCGTTTTTTAAAAACCTGTTCGGTTTCATGCCTCGCGTTACGTGCCAATTACCTTTTGCATCTTTAAAAACCCACGGGTCCTTTCGGCCTTTTCCTCCCGTCGCAAATATGCCCGTGCCCTCGTGAACGTAAACGCCATACTCAACATTTGTGCCGATGTATGCGGCCTGCTCCTCGTCGTTTACTTCATGGGTTATACTGTTTCGTAAATTACCTGTATCAATTCGGCGCGGGTCGTTGTTTAACTCCTCCATTGCCTCGCCCTCGATAAACTGCCCCGCCTCCTCAAGTGCGCGTTTTACCTGCAATGCAAGTTCTTGTTTAACCTTTGCGGTATTGTCAACCTTTATGCTAAACTCCATGCATCACGCCCCCTCTTTTCTATACGCAAAATAATTGGCCCAATACGGGTTTTCTTTGTCAAATAATGCTACCTGCTCCGCAGTTAATTTATGTGGGTAATCTGCAAATAAATTAAACTCGGTTTTTTTGTCAAACGAAAAAATAAACTCGCCTTTAACCTCGTTGCCGTTATCCAACCACCATATATGATCTGTCGCATCGTTTTTAAACCATATTTTTTTACTTTGCATAACCGCCCGCTCCTTTTTTCTGCTTGTTTGCGTCTGTGTTAATATATCCCATTAAGGTTTTAAATTCCTCGGTTTTCTGCATGCTGTCTACATCAACATACGTTGCCATGTGTGGGTATTTGCTCGTTTTTGTGCAACCAAACCTGTCATGCAACATATTTTGTATTTCTATATCAGTATTGCCCATTTTTACCCAACCATTTTTTAAACCTTGCAACTCCAAAAACTGCAGGCCGTCGGCCGTGTTTTTAACAACTGCCGCATGTCTGCCAACGATCGCAACGTATTCTTTGTTTAAAGGCAAACTCTGTAATATTTTAGACGCGTCGGCGCATTCTCTTTTTGTAACGTCGCCTTTTATAACCGCATTTGCCGCTTGATACGGTCTTACATAATTATACGAGAAAAATTCACGACTATTGCCGCCCCTATAATCTGTTACATCTAACCCCATTTTATTTGCACAATATGCCATTGCAAGCGACGAACAGGAACCCGTCGTCAAATCGGGTCCGCTTATTTTGTTTATTATTTCCTCCTCGGTTAATGGCGCCGTTAATTCCTCAACCTCTTTATACGTTACGCCTTGTGCATCAAGGGTTTGTTTTATTCTTTCATAACCCGCAATATCGGTCGCGTGTAACTCCTGCTTTGCCGCCGTTTTAACTTTCGGCTCCGCACTTTGCTTTGTTGCCGCGTGTCCCTGTTTCCACTCCTCGTATGTCTGCCCCTCTATGGTTTTATCCTCATATTTGCGGGCCTGTGGTTCGAGGCCGTCAATAATGCTACGCATCGCACAACGGCAATTATAAACCTCGGCAGGGTCCCCGTTTGGTTCTGCAGGGTACATAAGATCATTACCGAACGGCTCGTCAATCGGGACAATTTGGTAATCAAGCATTCTATGACTATCTCGTGTACGGCCGTCGTGCGCCGCTAACCACTGCTTTTTATTCTTTACGCCGTAACTCTCGGCACGTTTCATGGCATCATATCTGCCGCCGTTCTGCGCACCTGTAACCATCGTGCGGGCATTTCGCACCGCGCTATTGTAATTCTTTTCGCCTACGGATTTTGCAACGCGATCTGCCATTTTGGGTATGCTCTCGCCCTGTAACAATCCTTGCAATAAAGCGCTCTGTAATGACTTTTCGTTGTACCTCTGAACCTCGCCGCGTCGTATTTTCTCCTCGAGGCGTGCGCTCGGTTTTGGCAACAACTGCGGGTTATCCTTTACAAGCCTGTTGACGGTATCGCGGTTATACATGGTAAAGGCCGTGTTAATTCCCGCATCATGCTCGATTTGGTACGTGGTATAGTTAAAATTTGTCGCGTATATGTCGGGCATCTTTGCGGCCGTGATCGCACGGGCTGTTTTATCGGCCTTTGTGTAATCCTCTGCTAATTTATCCCTTAAATTACTCCAACGTTCGCCAATGGCAATATGACGCACGCGCCAATCTTTGTACTCTTGCTCGGTCATTTTGCCATCTTGAACCTTGTTGTAATTAACTTGATCTTGCTTTGCGAAACTCTCCATGTATTTATTTAATTTCGTCTGCACCTCGTCGGCGGCCTGCTTGTATTCTTTTTGCAATGCCTTTTCGATACGTTGTAACTCTTTTTCGGTTTCTCGGTATCCTGCATCTTTACGCATTTATTGGCCTCCTATTTGCCCTTGATTTTCTTGTGGGCCTTGTCAAGCCTCTTTTGGTATGCCGCCGCCTCTTTTTGCCTGTTCGTCTTTGCGGTTTCGGTCACATTTGCCCTGCCGTTTTTGGTTCTTTCGGTTATGCCGCCTTTTTTCTCTTTAGCGCTTGCCGAAATATTCGCTTTTTGGCTCGCGGTCATTTCCCGCACGTTTGCTATGGTCGCTTTTATCTGCTCTTTCATGGCCGCTTTTTGCTCTTTCGGCATATTTGCCATATGCTCGCGTAACTGCTCGATTTTGGCCTTTGATTGCTTTGTGGCGGCCTCGCGCTGTGCCTTTGCCTGCTCCGTAATCTGCTTTTTGCGTTTCTGCGCCTGCTCGGAAATACGTTTTTTTGTATTGTTTGCGATCGCCGTTATATTTGAGTTAATTTCTTTGTGTTCGGTCGCAAGTTGATTTTTTGCAAACGCCCACTGTTCACGTTGGGTTTGGCTAAAACCTTTTGTTGATCTCTTGCCCTTTAATTTTTTGTGCTTTTCGTAATACTCATGCGCCTTTTTGGGGTCGTAATTAACCGCCATATGATCACTCCTTTAACAGATCGTCAAGCATACCTGCAATATCCTCGCCCATGCCTGCAATTTCACCTGCGGCCGCATCGTCCTCGCCATCGGTTTCGTCGTCCTCGTTAAAGCGTGCCATGCTGTCGGCCTGTTTCTGTGCTATCATTTCCTCTGCCTTGTCGCCATCGCCTAATAAGGTTAAAATCTTTTCGGTAACGTAATCGTCGGTCAAATACTGTGCGGCCTGTAAAACTGTCTGCACGTCCTCCTGCGTATTAACTATGTATGAACGTGTAAATGACGGCGTATCCTCAACGCCTGCAATTTTCATAATGGCATCGAGGAAAGTTAAAATTTGATACTCAAACTCGTCGGCCTTTGCGTTTAATGGCTCGTATGCCGCTTTGATCTCTGTTGCTGTGGCATTCTTGCTTGATAAATCGTCGGTATTTAACGCCATGTAATCACGGTATAAATCGCGCTCGATACGGTCAAGTAATACATTACGGGCCTCATATGGTATCGAAATTGTCTGCGCCTCTACGTCCTGCCCGTCCATCGGGGCCGCCGCATGGGTTAACTTTAATCGGTCAAGAAACTGTACTAAATCGGTATCGTCCATGCCGCCTGCACCTTTTATAATCCAATATAACTGTGCACTGTCAAGGTCATTTGCAAACCCGTTCTTTATAAGGTCGTATGCATCAATCCCCTCGCGGATACCTGTTAACTCGCTCTCGCGCTCCTCGTTTGCCCATAACGGCACGATCGGAAACGACGGGTAATTTTCGCCGTCCATAATCTCTATTCCGTCAATCTCGCTAATACTAATATTAGTGATATACGCCTGCTTTTCTTTTAATACCTCACCCTGCAGTTTTTCGTTACCCTCGCGCCTGTTCCATGCATACTCGGTATAACCGTCCTCCTCGTATAGTGTGGCGCGTAACGGTTTGTTGCTTGCTATCTGCCAAAACCTTATGCCCGCACGTAATGCGCCTGTGTTTTCGTCAAGCAATGGCACAAATTCTGTTACCTTGAAAACGTCCAAATGGTCCAAATTCCAAAAACCAAATGAAACGGCACCAATTAATGCGTTCTTTGCGGCCTTTTGTAAATCAATGTCGAAATGGTCGCCAAAATCGGCCTCGCCCTCCCATGTAACGCCGTTGCCCAATAAAAACTGCGTTTGCTGTGTTACAAACTTCTTAAAAAACTTGCTTGTAACCTTGTGGTTTGCGCTGTACTTATCGCGCACCTGCGCACCCGTAACGGTCGTAATCATTTTCTCGTAATTAACGATCGTCGTATTTTCGCCTCTGTAGTAATCCATACCTATTACCGCATTTTTATAAAGGTCACTGCCTTTATGCTCGTTTATAGCCTGCAGTACAAAGGCCATTTTGTCCTGTGCAACTTCCAAATCTTGAAATGTTTTCATGCTCTTTATGCCCTCCTTTATCCATACATTACGCTTCGGTATTCCTCGTCACTCTTGCCCCACATGGCACGTATTGTACTTGCCAAACTGTCGGGCGCGTCGTCGTGTTCCGCATTCTCGTTATAATCGCATATTTGCTCTATGTATTCTTTGTCGGTTCCGTCCACAAATACCACGTTTTGCCACTCGCCTTTTAAATACGTCGTGATCTTTAAAAATTTATTCATGTCCTCGTGATATTCAAATGTACGCTCGCCGCGTTTGCGCAAATCCTTTGCCAAATAACCTTTGTCGCCGTTGGTTTCGCATCTGATCTTGCCCGCGTTAAATTTCTTACGTAATGTAATAATTTCGTCCTCGCAATTATCAACGTGTTTGCGCCATAACTTGCCAAATACATAATAAATGCCCGAAACCTTTTTTGCAATCGTAAATGCCGTGTAATCCTCGCCTCCGTATGCGGCGTCCACATGACAATATTTGCTTTGCTCTACTAATGCCGCATCGGCTCCCGTCTGCGGATTTGTAAATATAACGTCCTCGCTTGCAATGTGCCGCAATTCATAATTCGCCGCAAAAAGTGACGGTAACATGCTTTGCTTTTTCTCTAATATTCGCTCGGGCGTCATAATTCCCGTACTGTATACGTCGTATTTTTTCGCCTGCGGCATGATCGTAAAACAATCGTCTTTGTGCCACGGCGTGCCTGTATTATAAATGCGCCCGTGTTCGTTTATAAGGTTGTTTAACTCTTGATAAACAATCTTTGTGCGCTCTCTCTCGGCCCTGCTCGTTCTGTCCTCAATATTTACTATATCGTCGGTAAATATTCGTTCAAAATGCTTACCTGTTAACGACGAATGCGTGCCTATGCCCGTTAACTGTGACGTGCCGCGTATACTGTCTGTTAAATTTGTCGTTAACTCCGTTGCGCTCTGCGTGATAAAGAAAACAGGAACCCCCCAAATGGCCTTTGAAAGTTCCTGCGTTAATTCGTGCTGTATAATTTTGGCCGTTTGTTTAATAACCTCTTTAACGTCCGTATCGGTCTTACGCATAAAAAGCGTTGTGAGATTTGGATATAATAATATGATCTCCGCAAGCGATACGGATACACACGTTGTTTTATAACTGTTTCTGTGCGCCTGCAATGTATCGTCATTTTGTCCAAATACCATATCGCGTATCCATGCGTTATGTAACGGACCCAATTTATTAAACCCAACGGCCCGCCCGAAATTACTCGGCGTCTGTGTTAGAATTTGTATTGCCTGCTCCCGCGTCAATATTGAATTTGAGTAATTCATTCACACTCGCCCTCGTTTCGTCGCTAATAACTGCAATCTGCTGTTCGGTTTTGTCTGTCATGCCTAAAAAGTTTTTAGCGTAAAAAATATGTACTGCAGGGTTACGTTTTGCCATTTCATAACCGCTACGCCTTAATGAAATGCGCCCCATACCCCTTTTTTGCTTGAAAACCTCCGAAAATGTTTTGTTGTACGTACGTTTGCACCAACCGTTCAACGTATCGTCCTCCACATCGAACCAATCGCACACCTCCTCATACGTACACTGCATCGCGCATAACTTCTCGAATTGCTCTTTGTCAATGTTCTTTAACGGCCTGCCCATCTTCTTTTTCGGGGCCGCCTTTTTCTTTGTTGTCTTTGTTGCCTTTGTC